TTTCATTCTTGCCCTTCTTCAAACCGTTTAACAGCAGCTTCATGCTCTCCGTCGTGCAGTCTAGTATAACTCGGATTCATGCCGTTCATTTCTAAAATGTCATCTCGAATATTTTGGTTACGTTTTTCAAGGTTGATAACCCGCACAAATGAATTAGTAACAGCAGCAGTAAAATATGCGAATGGATTATCGGACTTAGATTCGTCAAACTGCAAGCCGATCTGCGTAAGTTGCAAGATAGCCTGTCCTTTCATTTCGTCGTTGTAAGTATATCCTCGAACATTGCCGCGCGTAGCATACCGCTCGCACAGTTTAATCATCATGCGGGCTAAATTGTTCGTGATTTGCCCTGCATCTTTGTCAAATTTACCGGCTTTGACTCCGCCTTTCCAGTGACTCTTGCCTACACATTCAAGTTCATCAGTTTCGTTAAACTTCCAATGTTGAAATGGAGGAAAGTTTACTTTATCGTGTTTATCTGCGGTGCTTTTTGGGTTCTTTTTACGGATATTGTTAAGTGGAATATGATCGAATGTCATAATTCTAAAAATCAAATCATCTTTAACAACTTTTTTATAATCGATTTCGCAGTCTGATAGTTTAACCTTCTCCCCGGCAACTTTGCGTCTTGCGTATTCTTGGTCGCCTAATCGTTTTGCTCGATTACGTTTTGCTTCTGCTATCGTCCGTATATTAATCTTGTCTAGACTAGGCAAGATAATGTCATATTGGTGATATTCTGGTTTGACAAAGCTGCAGTAAGAACTCTTACTTTTATGGATTTCTGCTAGCATGTCTTTGTTATTTAAGTAATTAACTTTTTTCGGTGCTGGTGTGCTCATTGTTGGTTCCTAGGATTTTTAATTATAAACTACGTAGTTAATAAAGTCAAATAAATAATATACCAAATGGGGAAATAGAAAATGGCGTTATTCGACTCTGGGCAAAAACTTAATTCTAACATTGTAGCAACGACTAATGTTGTTGGCGCGGCAGGCGGCGCAGTTCGATCTGCAGTCGCCGCCGGAGCAGCATTTAAAGCAGTTGCTTCGGCTAGCGACATTGGTTCGGCAATTCGTCTCGGTACTAGTGGGCTTACAAGTCTTGCAGAAGGTGCCGGCGATTTAATGAGCGCAGTTGCAACGTTTGGGGGAGATGCGAACGAAACAGATTGGCGAGTTAGATTAAGTTTACCAACGTGGCCTTCGTTTAGAACAAGTCCGGTCTTTTCTCCTTTAAAAGATGCTGGCGGATTAATATTTCCATATACTCCGTCAATTAGTATTAACGCTGGCGCTAAGTATTTGGCTATGTCGACCACCCATACTAACTTTAATTTTAACGCATATCAAAACAGCGATCCGGGAACAATACAGATTCAAGCGCCAATGAATGTAGAAGATTCTACACAGGCGTTATACTGGATCGCTGCTGTTCACTATTTACGATCACTAACAAAAATGTTTGCAGGAAATGATCCTAAAGCAGGAAATCCTCCTCCGATTGTGTTTTTAAATGGATATGGTAATTATGTATTTAAAAACGTCCCGGTAGTAGTTACAGCGTTTACCTCTCAACTAGAAAGCACCTGTGATTATATCGGATGTGATGTAGTGGGTTCAGCTATGGGAGAAATTGAAGGTATTGCCGACAGTGTGGGCGGGTTAGCAGACACCTTGGGCGGAGCGATTCCAGGACTAAGCGGCATTACGAGTGCGGTGAGCAGCATTGCCGGCGGCGTTGGCCAGGTGGCCAGCTTGTTAGGCACATTTGGTGTAGGCGGCTCGACTAGTGGTGGTGTAAGTTATGTTCCAACAAAGAGCACATTTACAGTTACACTACAACCAGTATACAGCAGAGCATCTGCACGTAAATTCAGTCTAGACAGGTTTGTCGCAGGCGGATACCTTAACAATACTTTTGGATACATTTAATCATGGCTGCTCGATACTCGAATACTAGTCCTTGGTATACAACACCTATAAAGCAGGATTATCTAGATATTTTATCTATCAGACCTGTGAGTGCCGAAGCCGACGATTTTCTTTATAAAATTGATCCACAATATCAATATAGGCCTGACTTATTGGCATTTGACTTATATGGTGACGCAACTCTATGGTGGGTGTTTATTCAGAGAAATTTAGATGTGCTTCAAGATCCTGTTTTTGATTTTGTAGCCGGAAAAAAGATTTACATTCCAAAAAATGCAAGTCTGCGTTCAGTGTTAGGGTTGTAATATGGCAGATATTACAGGGGCAACAAATATAATATCGGGTGCTAAAACCCTAGTTGAGGCCGGCCCTGCTAGCGCAATTGCGGGGGCAAAAGATGCAATTACTGGAGCATTTGGGTCGTTAGGAAAGTATTTGTTTAGCGATACTGCTAAGTTTCCCATGCCAAATCCTCTGCACAAATATGCAACATGGGATTACATAATCAGCATTGGAGTATTAACGAAGTCGGAGTTGAATAATTCTTCATATGTCTCTGGGAAGATGTCAACACCATTAATTTGTAAATCGGCTAATGCAGAACCTAACAACCGTATTAATACGTTATACGGAAAGTTTGACTTTTTTGTTGATAATTTGTCTTTTGAAAGCGTTATCGGGTTAAAGAAAGGCGCCAATACAAACGTAACAACGTTTACATTTGATGTTATAGAACCGTATAGCATGGGTATGTTTATGATATCCCTTCAGCAAGCAGCATACCAGGCTGGCTGGCCGAATTATACATCTTCGTGCTTTATGTTAAAAATTGAATTTAGAGGAAATACCGAACAAGGGCAAATGGTTACTATACCCGATACAACTAGGTGTTTCCCTTTTAAACTAACAACAATCAAGTCGAGAATTAACCAATCGGGCACAACATATTCTTGTGAAGCAATTAATTGGTCTGCACAAGCTGCTTCTACAAAATTCTCGAGCTTTAAAAGTGATCATGCTATTAAAGGAACAACAGTACAAGAGATGCTGCAAACTGGAGAAAAGAGTCTCCAAGCGGTAATTAATACACGATTAAAACAGATTCAAAAAGAGGCAAATCTTCCTTATCCTGATGAAGTAGTGATATTGTTTCCGGAAAAACCGTGGACTAATTCGGGGGCAAGATCTCCTAATGATAAACCAGAAAATGACACAAAAGCAACTGCATCTCCAACAGCTGAACCTGGCGACGCAGTGTTTAAAAAGTTAGGTGTTACTAGAAGCGAAACAAATAAGACATTAGTACAATCAACTGACGAGTGTAACGCATTAGGAAAGTTGTCAATGAAGTTTGGACCTACAAGAAAAGGCACTACTCCGATGGGTGCCGATAATAAGGTATATAATGAAAAAACCGGAGTCAACGAGCGTGCTAATAATACAATTAACTATGCTGAAAGTGATTTCATTTTTCAGCAAGAGACCGACATTGCAACAGCAATTAATAAAGTACTGTTGCAAAGTGCGTTAGCTGAACAAAGCCTTGATGCCTCTGCTGTGTCGGCGACCGGGATGAGAGGCTGGTGGCGTATTGACTATCAGGTCTACATTATTGACACCGATGCGAACTTAAAAGTCACTGGTGACTATCCTCGCTTGTTAGTTTATAGGGTAGTTCCATACGAAGCCCACGCTGGGACTATTGCAGAAATAAACAAAGCGCCAGTGGGTATATCTGCATTAAAAAAACAAGTAGTTAAGGAATATAATTATATCTATACCGGTAAAAATGTTGACATAATAAATTTTGAAATGGATTTGTCTGCAAGCTGGCAGCAAATTATGGCAGTTGACAATTTTAAAAGATCACAAGACGTCCAAACACAAGATAAAACCGGCGCCGCAGTAACTCCCGAGAATCAAAAGTCTAACATTGCAGGAATCACACCGGGTGAGGCACCGCCGAAGGATCCTGGCGCAGTTCCGAGATCTGTGAGTTATTCTGGTACAGGCACTATTGCAGACTTTTGGGGTGGCGGTGGCTACGAGACTGAGGCTACTAGGGCAGCAGAACTATTCCACGACATTTTAACTAAAGGAGTAGATCAACAAACTTTAAATATGGAAATATTTGGTGATCCTTATTATCTTGCACATAGTGGCCAAGCAAATTATACAGCAGAGCCTGCTACGTCTAATCTAAACACCGATGGATCTGTTAATTGGCAAAATGGCCAAGTGCATATCAACGTTAATTTTAGAACACCAGTAGACATCAATCAGTCTACTGGAATGTATAATTTCGGAGCAAGCTCAACAACAGCACCACTGTTAATGTATAGCGGATTGTACGATATAAGAACCTTGACGAGCAATTTTAAATCTGGTAAGTTTACACAAACTCTGTCTGGGATTCGTATTAATAACTATGGTCTTAAGACGCAAGCCACTGCCGATTCTATGTTTAACACTTCGGTGCCGCTAACTGACAAACAAAAAACTGACACAACTACTAACACTAGCCAGACCGAATACGCTCCGTTCGGAGGCGATACTAAACCGGGCGCCTAAAATAGAAAGATTATCATAATGCAAAACGAAGACGTATCCTATGTAGAAACATCGCAACCTAACGGTGGCCCCTTTTTAGCCAAAGTTATTAGCCACCTTGACCCTACCTATATGGGAACGCTAGAGGTACAAATCCTTCGCCCTGTAGGTAATTCAGATAGTCAAGGACAAGTTGTTCAAGTAAAGTACATGAGTCCATTCTACGGAGTAACAGGGGCAGATCATCTTGGAAAAGAGAATGATTACAACAACACACAAAAAAGTTATGGGTTCTGGGCAGTTCCGCCTGATCCGGGTACTACCGTTGTTGTAATTTTTATCAACGGTGATTTTAAGAGAGGTTACTGGATAGGGTGCGTTCAAGATGAGAACATGAACTTTATGGTTCCGGGTCTTGCAGCAACGCAACAAACAGTTGAGGGGTCTATTCGAGCACCTACTGCAGAATATAACAAACTTGTAAATGAAACAGTAAAAGATCCAGAGCAGGTAAAAAAACCAAAACACCCCTTTGCTGCAGTATTAGAAAGTCAGGGATTGTTAGCAGATGACATACGTGGATTAACAACTTCGAGTGCTCGCAGAGAAACACCGTCAATGGTGTTTGGAATTAGCACTCCGGGCCCGTTAGATAAAAGTTCCACGGCTAAGAAAGGTAAAATTGGTAAAGCTGAATATAAAATTAACAACGCATATGTGAGTCGCCTTGGTGGGTCTACGTTTGTCATGGATGACGGTGATGATAAGTTTGTTCGTAAGACTCATGCAAAAGATGGCCCCCCGGAATACATAGCGATAGAACAAGGTGAAACGGGCGGCCGCCGCGATATTCCTCATAACGAACTAGTGCGTATTCGAACTCGCACAGGTCATCAAATTTTGTTGCATAACTCTGAAGATTTAATTTATATAGGGAACGCTCGTGGTACAACATGGGTTGAGTTAACTAGTAATGGCAAGATTGACATCTACGCCGCTGACAGTATTAGTATGCACACCGCCGGTGATTTTAACGTTACTGCCGATAGAAATATTAATTTAACATCAACAGGCGGCAGCATTAACTTAAATGCTAGAACTAATTTTAATGCCACTGCCGCAGGAGAGTGGAACATTAAGGCAGGCGCTGATGGCAAGTTAACAGCCGGCGGTGGCCTGCATATTAAAAGCGGTGGCGCAAGTACTTGGCAAGGTGCCGGGCAAGTCAGCCTCGGCGGTTCGGCGATAGTTATGTCAGGCGGCACGATCGACTTAAACGGGCCAGCGGCTCCTGCAGCAACCCCTGCGTCCGATGCCCTAGTTGCTAGTAGAATTCCAATGCAAGAACCTTGGCCAGGCCACGAAAACTTGCATAATACTGCTTTAAAATATACTACAAAAACAGATACATTTGCAAAAGTTAAAGCACCGGAGACTAAAAAATGAGTTCGAATTTATATGAAAAAATAACACTGCCTGCAGTTCCAAACGCGGACTCGGCTGCATCAAAGATGTATAAAGGATTCAGTACTATCAATGCAGATACCGAGAACTTTAGTCTCTACGACATTGCATTGATTAAACAAGACTTGATTAATCATTTTTATGTGCGCCAAGGTGAAAGGCTAATGAATCCTACATACGGTACAATTATATGGGATCTATTATTTGAGCCTTTAACTGAGAATCTTAAGGATCTTATCTTACAAAATGTAAACACTATTATTAATTATGATCCTAGGGTTAATGCTGAACGAGTAGTAGTAACTGCATATGAAAGTGGGATACAGGTAGAGTGTTTGT